TGATGGTTGTTCCGCTTACTGTTGAGAACGATAATGTTCCACTACCGTCTGTGGTAAGAACTTGTCCGTTTGTGCCGTCTGATGTTGGATAAACCAATCCACTAGCTGTTAAAGTACCTGTAAATGTAGGACTTGCCAATGGTGCTTTAGTAGCAATACTGTCTGTTACAGTGGTACTAAAATTTTCATCATCGCCAAGTGCTGCAGCCAATTCATTCAGTGTATTTAATGCTTCAGGTGAGCTATCAACTAATGCTGATATTTCTTGTTGAACAAAAGCAGTAGTCGCAGGAGCAGTTGTATTTGTTCCTGTACTTGCAGTAGTGAGAGTAATCTGGTCTGGTGTAATGACTCCATCTGCGATTAATTTTACTTTTGTTGCCATTTAAAATTCCTATGATATTATTATATTTATAAGGATTGTCTCTCTAGTTTTTGAAATATGCTGGCAATCCTATCATTGGCCTCCCATCAAATTTATTGCTTTCAGCATCTTTACCACTAGCATCATTGTAGTGTAAAAACACTTGTCCGCAATCTTTACCTTTAAATGGTTCTCTCCAATGTTCTAAATCACAACCACGATACATCAGCATATCGCCTGGTTTTAAGTTTACTTCTATGCCTTTTTTACCTTCTTCGCCTGATGGTTCTAGGAATATAGGCCAATCATCACCACCTAAGTTCATGGTGGTAGATATCTCGCAAGAGTATCTATCTTTATGTCTTTTTAACTCATCACCTTTTTTATAGATTCTTGCATACGAATAAGTTTCAGTTAGCTTTACGCCTGATTCTTTTTCCATAATAGGTTTAACTTTTTGCAATAAAGTTTCCATAACTATATCGCTATAGTGTGAATACGTTTCAGGTATTTGTTGATCATCCCATGTCCCAAAGTATTTAGTAAATTGTGAAATATATTTTGCATCAAACAAATGTCTTGCTACTGCTCTTTTATTTAAAAAGTATTGATAACAAAAATCTGCTAACTCTGCTGATATAGCACCTTTAATTACTTGGTATTTATTTTTTTTAAAACTCATTTTTTATCTTTACTGAATGTTTGCGACCATAACAATTCTTTGATCGTACATACCTGGGCTTTCTTGATAGTGCCTATGCTTACCATCAAAAATAATAATTTTATTTTCTTTTGGCTCAGAATAAAGTTTTTTATTTGTTTAGTCTAAAACAATAGTTCTACCATTTTTAACTGTGTTGAAATAAATAATTATAACTTTATGAGGCAAATCTAAATCTGTGTGAGCTTGGCTTGTTTTAATTTCAGTATGAAAAGTTAAGTTTAAATTCATACGATAAACTATATTAAATTTTACATTATTAAAATCAAGTATTTCTTTTAAAATAAAATAAGCTGATTCAAAATATGTTGAGCATATATTGCTAATTGGTATTTTTGGTTTTTCTTGAGTGCCTATATCAGGTCTACGCAAAAGAAGATGGCTAAAAAATGGTATATCTTTATCTGGTAGTTCAGGAACTGTTTTATTATTGTAATACCAAGGCATTTCATCAGATAATAAATTTTTTTTAAAATCTTCGTAATTGTCGGTAATTGGGTTTGTTAGCTCTTTTATCATCTAAATGGATATCCTAAATTCCAACACACTAAGGAGTGTCGTATTCCTTTGGTTACTGGTTTGACTCTGTGCCAAACAAAAGATGGAAAGATAATAACACTACCCTTGCTTCTTATTTCTTCACATATTCTTGATTGCGAACCTTCATCTGTATTTCTAAAATCAAACTCTAAATCACCACCTTGGTATTCATCAGGATCGGTTAAAGATACAGTCATGCTAAGTTTTCTTAACTTACCATGCACATTTTGATCGTTAGGATTGTTATATGGGGTTTCGTTTGAATCGCAATGCCAATCGTAAAATTGACCTTTTTTGTATTCGGTAAATTGACAAGCCTCGCTAAAATCCCAATCAAAATTCCAGCCAGCGTTTGCGTTTGCTTGATGTATGTAGGGGTGTATTTCGTTGTATATCCATCTATCTGACATCCATACAACATCTGATTTACGCTTCTTTTGAATGTTTTTAAGTTCTAGCTTAGTAATATTATTAAGCTGCGCACTTCCTGTAAGAGCAATTTCTTTATTTTGTTCTTTACCATAACGAACTATATCATCACATATTCTTTCAGGTATGGCTGATTGAAAGTACCAATAATAATATTCTAAATTCAAAATAAAACCTCTACATCTCTATATTTTTCTATAGCAGACTCAGTTAGATATTTTTCAATACTGTAATAATTTCTTTCTACTTTATCTTCTTTAACATCATGATGAATCCCTTCTAACACACTATCATCATACTGAATATTGTTTATTACTAATTGATCTAAATTAGTAAACCTATGTTCGTATTTGGGAATTTTTAAAAATTGATAAATTTTTTCTATACATTCTTTTGGCTTGCTCGTAAGCTCATCATAAGTAATTTTTATATGATCGTAATTATTTTTTAATATATTATCTATTGCATATGAATAGTGTGCAGTCATTCCTTGAGTCATTTCAAAATAACATTCTTGATCTATATTTTCTTTTTTCCATTTTTTTATTTTAGAAAAAGAAGCAAGTATTTCAATATAAGGCCTTTCTAAAATAATAAATTTTGGATTTAAGGTTACATATTTTTTTATTAATTCTACGTTTCCAGGCGTACCCCATGTGCTTCTGTCAATAATGTAATTGCTTTTTAAATTTTTATAATATATGTGTATAGATTCTTTTATTAAATTATCTAAAGGTTCGTAATCAGGAAAATTTCTAAAGTGTTCTTTTTCTTTTAATTGATCAAGGGTATTTAAAATATCGGTTACTATAGATTTTTGTGTAGCGGTAATATTAGAGTTTTGATTTAATATAGAAGATAAAAGTGTATTTCCACACCTCGGCAAACCGCATAAAAAATAAATTTTTTTCATCTTCTCTCTCTTAAGATATCAGTATAGTTTAGATATAGTATATATAAAGATAAAATTAGTTTGTCCAGTTACTAGACTTTACTTGTCTGAAAACTGCTCTTAAATCCCAAATGCTTGAAGCTGCGATAGCAGTAGATTCAGGCTCTTTTATGATAACAACGCCTGATCCACCTGCTCTTCCTGTTTGTAGGTTAGACCCACCGCCTCCTCCACCAGTATTGACTGTTCCATCTGTACTTGGTCTAGGGCTACCTGTAACGCTTTCTCCTTTTCCGCCTCCACCAGGACCTGCTGCACCACCAGTAGCATATCCTGTAGATGGTTGACCTGAACCACCTGCTCCACCACCACCTGCTCTAAGAACAGGGCTACCTGTTATGCTTGAGGCTAAACCAGCACCACCGTTACCCGTGCCTGGATTACCGCCTCCCCCAACGCCTCCAGCACCACCGCCGCCGCCTCCTGCTTTACCAGGACCAACTGGAACAGCTCCACCATTTCCTCCTGTATTTCCTTGAGATGGGCTTACTGGAGGTGTGTTACCTGCGCCACCGATACCTGGACCTAAAGGGCCTAAAGAACCTCCGCCCCCTGATCCACCAGCTTGTCCTGCTCGACCATAAAATCCTGCTCCGCCGCCGCCGCCATTTGCTGTGATACCTAATGCTGAAGAATCTGACCCAGGAGAAGAAAGAGAGCTTCCTGAAGGAGCGCCTGCTCCAACAACTATTGGGTAAGGTGTGCCTCCTGATACTGGTGCAGGTCCTGTTCTATATCCACCAGCACCTCCGCCACCACCACCATAGTAGCCACCTCTACCGCCTGCTCCCCCACCTGCAATAACCAAATAGTCGACTGTTACTGTCCCTGGTTGAGTAATAAGTGTGCCGCTTGAATTAAAAGTTGTTATTTGCTCAGGGACTGGGGTTGATGTTGGTGCTTGTACTGCTCCGATTAATCTAGGCATTAGTCCATGTCCCTGCTTTCACATTATCGTAAACCGCTTCCATGCTCCATATTCCTGAAGCTGCGGCTACTGCTGGTTCTTTTGTTATAACGACACCTGACCCACCTGAAACTGCTGGTCCAGGATTACCACCGCCTCCACCACCGCCACCGCCAGTGTTAGCTGTTCCTGTTTGTACGCCTGTGCCTCCGCCTGGATCAGAGTTAGAAGCTCCATTTCCACCGCCTCCTGCTCCGCCAGCTCCGCCTGCTCCAAAACTAGCAGCACCCCCTCCTCCGCCAGCTCGTGTAACAGGTGAGCCAGTAATAGATGATGCTGTTCCTGCTCCTCCTGCTCCGCCTGTTGAAGCTTGACTGTTTTGACCTACGGCACCTGCTCCTCCACCTCCACCTGAGCCTCTTACTGGAGTAGGTGCAGGATTGCCGCCATTATTTCCTTGAGGTGGACTTACTGGGGGTGTATTGCCTGATCCCCCTGGAGAGTTGCCCAGTGCGTGTCCACCACCACCTGAACCACCGTTTGCTCCTGCTAGAGAAGTTCTTCCTGCTCCACCTCCGCCACCTGCGGATGTTGTTCCAAATGCAGAACTATCGCTTCCACTAGGCCCAAGACCAGCACTCGCTGAACCTGCTCCGCCTGCTCCAACAACTATTGGATATCCTGTACTAGCAGAAACTGGTTGTGATGTTATTTCTCTATAACCACCTGCTCCTCCGCCTCCACATCCATTAGAATTAGTATTGTTTCCTCCAGCAGCCCCTCCTGCAACACATAAAAAATCAAGTGTTGTGGTTAAAGCTCCTGTTGTAAGAGTTCCGCTAGAATTAAAAGTAGTTATTTGTTCAGCTTGAACCTGAGGAGGGTTATCGACACCTACTATTCCGCCATTAATATCAGCCATAGTTAGACCTCATTCCATTGCAGATTAGTATCATCCCATTCGTAATTGGTTGTAACTATTGGATCACCAGTATAGGTTTCGCCTAGCCATTTTTGATTATCTTCATCCCAAGATATATAAACTACATTTGAATCTATTTCTGTAACAGTAGGTTTAGCAACTGGTGCTTGCCAATCATCATTAGAATCTAATGACCAAGAGGAAAAAGGTTTTGGCTTGATAAATTTATCTTTTGATGTATCAAAAGTATCGCCAATACCTGCATATTGTTTTCTAAAATTATCGTTATATGAAGTTTGTTTCCAAGCTGTTCCATCTGTTGAGTGTGGAACGATAGATGCTACAAATGTTTCTGCTTCAGAGGATAATTCTCCTCCGTGAGAGTCTACATCATCGTTGGATATTACTACTACTCGTAATACTTCGTTGCTGTTATTAAGTTCTGCAAAGTGAGCCATATTTGTACTCCTTAAGCGTCATCTAAGATTTCACCAGAAATAACATACTCGAGATC